CCAGCGAGGACAGCGAGTACGTCGAGCGCGAGGTCAAGACCTACGACAAGCTGGCCGCGCTGAAGGAGCTCCTGAAGCTGCAAGGCCTGTCGACCGACACGACCGTCAACGTCGTCGACGCCGATTCCTTCATGGCGGCGATCGAGGAAGGCCGCGCGCGGTCGCGGAAGCGGGCGGGCAAGTCGTGAGCGGGCCTCGCGGCGTCAGCAGCCTTGCCAGCGCCCGCAAGGGCTTCAAGCAGGGCGACATCGAGCTCGCCAAGGACATTGGCGAGTTCTACGACGACCCGCTCGGCTACGTGCTGTACGCCTTCCCGTGGGGCCAGCCCGGCACGCGCCTCGCGAAGCAGGAAGGCCCCGACCAATGGCAGATCGACGTGCTCAACGCGATCGGCGAGAGCGTGCGCAACGGCATGGGCCTCGCCGATGCGATGCCGACGCTCATCGCGGTGGCCAGCGGGCACGGCATCGGCAAGACCGCGTGCATCGCGTGGATCATCCTGTGGTTCATCAGCACGCGCGACCATCCGCAGATCGTCGTCACCGCGGGTAAGCGCGAGCAGCTGTCCGGCAAGACGTGGCGAGAGCTCGCGAAGTGGCAGAAGATGGCCATCAACGGCCATTGGTTCGTCTGGACCGCAACCGAGCTCAAGCACGCCCTGTTCCCGGAGACGTGGAACGCCCAGGCGATCGCGTGGAGCAAGAACGCGCCGGAAAACTTCGCCGGTACGCACGAAGAGCACGTGCTGGTCATCTTCGATGAGGCGTCGGCGATCGACGACGTCATTTGGGAGACCACCGACGGCGCGATGACCACGCCGGGCGCCATGTGGATCGCGTTCGGCAACCCGACGAAGACCACCGGGCGGTTCTTCCAATGCTTCGGCAAGTTCCGGAAGTTCTGGAAGACGTGGCACATCGACTCGCGCACCGCGAAGATGGCCAACCGGAAGCTGCTGGATCAGTGGGTCGAGGCCTACGGCGAGGACAGCGACTTCGTGAAGGTCCGCATCCGCGGGCAGTTCCCGAGCGCGGGCGACCTCCAGTTCATCGCGACCGAGGACGTCAACGCCGCGATGGCGCGCAAGGCGACCGACCAGAGCAAGTACGGCCGCGTGCTGTCCATCGACATTGCCCGGCACGGCATGGACCAGACGGTGTTCTGTTTCCGGCAGGGCCGGAAGGTCGAGAAGTTCAAGAAGTACCGCATCCCGGACCTCATGCAGATCGCCGCCCGGGCCGCCGAGGCCATCGACGAGTGGCAGCCGGACGCGGTCTTCATCGACGCCACCGGCATCGGCTGGGGCGTGGTCGACCGCCTGCACCAGATGGGCTACACCCAGGTCATCGGGGTCCAGACGGGCGAAAAGGCCTTCGACGCCGACCGTTTTGTGAACAGGCGCGCAGAATTGTGGTACGCCATGCGCGAGTGGATTCAGGACGGCGGTAGCCTCCCCGAGGACCAGGAGCTCGCCGACGAGCTCACGGCGGTCGAATACGGGTTCGACGGCAAGCAGCGGTACGTGCTGGAGTCCAAGAAGGACCTCCGGGACCGCGACCTGCCCAGCCCCGACACGGCCGACGCATTGGCGCTATCCTTCACATCGCCTGTCGCCCCAACGAAGGCAGCCAAGGACACTTGGCGCAACCGACTCAAGACGGGCCGCCGCCGGCGGCGCTCGCCGATGGCGGCATAAGGGGACGACATGGCAGGCAAAGACAGCACCATGCCGGGGAGCGGCGTGCTGGGCACAGGCAGCGATCCGGGCCGCCAGAACACCGCGCGCCTCCGGTACGGCCTGCAGCGCGGGCACCGCGACTACTGCGACCGCGCGCGCGTCCTCGACGGCATGTACCTCGGCGCCGGCCGCCAGTGGGACGAAGACGACCGGATCGAGGTCGAAGAGAACCAGGGCCGCAAGGCCATCGAGATGAACGAGGTCGCCGACGCGGTCAACACCGCGCTCGGCAACCAGATCCAGAACCGCGTCGACATTGCCTACCGACCGCGCGGCATGGGCGCCGACGACGACACCGCGACCAGCCTGTCCAAGGTCGCGATGCAGATCGCCGACAACAACGACTACCAGCACAAGGAGTCCGACGCCTACGCGGACGGGCTCATCCAGCAGCGCGGCTACCTCGAGCTCATGCTCGACTTCGACCAGAACGTGCGCGGCGAAATCCGCATCAACACGCTGGATCCGATGGACGTCATTCCGGACCCGGACGCGCGCGAGTACGACCCGGACAGCTGGGCCGACGTGATCGTGCTGCGCTGGGCGACGCTCGACGAGCTCGAGGCGCTGTTCGGCAAGGCCAAGCGCCGGAAGGTCGAGGCCTACGTGCGCGGCAATGCCTCGAACGAAATCGAGGGCGAGGAAGGCGAGGGCATCGAGCGCTCGAAGTTCGGCGACGGCTCCGCCGGCGACTACTACGACATGATGAGCCTCGAGCAGAGCGGCACGACCCGCGTTCGGCTCATCGATCGCCAGTTCTGGCAGCTGGTCAACACGCGCGTCGCGGTCTTCCCCTCGGGCGACATTCGCGTCATCGAGGACGCCACGCCGGCGCAGGTCAACCAGATCCTCCGGCAGGGCGGCATGGTCTTCTCGCGGCCCATGAAGCGCGTGCGCTGGGTCGTGTCGACCATCAACGACATCGTTCTGCACGACGACTGGAGCCCGTTCAAGCACTTCACCGTCGTCCCGTTCTTCCCGTACTTCCGCCGCGGCCAGACGCGCGGCCTCGTCGACAACATGGTCGGCCCGCAGGAGCTCCTGAACAAGGCGCTGTCGCAATACCTGCACATCATCAACACCACCGCCAACAGCGGGTGGATCGTCGAGGCGAATTCGCTGGTCGACATGACCATCGACGACCTCGAAGACGAGGGCGCGAAGACCGGCCTCGTGGTGCACTACCGGAAGGGCTCGACCAAGCCCGAGAAGATCCAGGCGAACAGCGTCCCGACCGGCATCGACAAGCTCGCCGAGATGGCGAGCGCGAAGATCCGGGTCGTCTCCGGCGTCAGCGACGCGCTGCGCGGCAAGGCGCCGGGCAGCCAGTCGGGCGTGGCCATCCAGAGCCTTCAGTTCGGCTCGCAGCTGTCGCTGGCCGTGCCGCTCGACAACCTCGCGCGCACGCGCCACATGCTCGCCGGCCGCCTCCTCGAATACATCCAAGGCTTCATGACCGAGGCCCAGCTGTTGCGCATCACCGAGCGCGGCGCGGACGGCAGCCAGGTATCGACCGAGATGCCGATCAACTGGGAACAGGAAGACGGCTCGATCCTCAACGACCTGACCATGGGCGAGTACGACGTCGTCGTCACCGAGCAGCCCTCGCAGGTCACGTTCCAGAACAGCCAGTTCGAGCAGGCCATGGCGATGCGGAAGGAAGGCATCGCGATCCCCGACGACGTCGTGCTGCGCTACTCGACCCTCGCCGACAAGAACGAAGTCATCAAGGCGATGCAGGACAGCGCGCAGAAGGCCAACCCGAACGACGAGGCCAAGGCCGCGCTGGATCAGGCGAAGGCCGTCATGGCACGCCTCGAGGGCCTGTTTGCCGCCATTCGCACCGCGCAGGCGCTCCGCGGCGATCCGGCCCTCGCCGGCGTCGCCGACGTGCTCGCGCGCTCGGCTGGCTTCCAAGACCAGGACGGCGGCGAGACCTACCCGGACACGTCCGGGCTCCCGCCCGCCGCCGCGCCGCCGACGAGCACCAACCCGCTGACCCCTGACAACCCGCAGACCGGCGCCAGCGCCGGCATGACCGCCGTGGAGGCCGTTCCCGCATGAAAGACCGTGCTGTGAAGCCGAGCCCCGACCGCTACCGCTACGACTCGAAGGGCAACTACATCGAGTCGATCGAGCGCAAAGGCGGCTGGGACGACTACGAGATTCGCGAAGCGTTGAGCACCCTCACGCGCGCCGAAAAGATCCGGAAGAACAAGCCGCTGATGGCGGCTGTTAAGAAGGAAGCCCGCAAGCAGCTGGACGCTGCTGCGCGAACCGCCAACAGCCTGTAATCCAGGCGCCTACACCCCGTCCCGGAGACGACCATGCCACGCCCCAGCGATCGCGATAGCGACGACACCAGCACCATCCTCAACATCTCCGACCGCGGCTCGAGCCGCGGCGGCCGCCGTTCTGCCGACGTCGACGACGACGGCGACGAAGACGACGACCAGGACGACGAGGAGGAAGAGGAAGAAGAAGACGACGACCGCGGCGACGACCATGATGACGATGGCGACGACGACGGCGACGAGGAAGAAGAAGACGGCGACGACGATCGCGGCGACGACCACGACGGCGACGACGATGGCGACGACGACGAGGACGACGAGGAAGAGGAAGAGGAAGAAATCGACCGCGAAGCCCTCGAGCGCATCGCCGGCGATGACCGCGTCCCGCGTTCCCGTCTGAACGAGCTCATCGACCGCAACAACCAGCTGACCGAGGCCGTCATCAAGCTCGCCGGCGGCAAGGCGGGCACCGGCGGCGATGCCGGCGCCGGCGCCGGCGGTGATGCCGCGGGCAAGAAGGACGAGGCGCCGAAGTTCGACCTCGCGGCCAAGATCAAGGAGCGCAACGCGAAGCTCCTCGAGGGCGACGAAGACGCCGCGGCCGCGCTGGACCTCGAAATCGAGGACCATCGGACGCAGGTCGCGACCAATGCCGCCCTGCAGCGCGTGGCCGCCGATCGCGAGGCCGAGCGCACCGCGGCCGGCGTGGCGAAGCTCCAGAAGGAGTACCGCCAGCTCAACGACGCTTCGAAGCACTACGACGAGGAGATCCTCGCCGCCGTGATCGCGCTGCGCGACGTGCACATGGCCAACGGCAAGAGCCAGCTGGAAGCGCTCGAGCTCGCCGCCAAGAAGCTGTGCAAGCCGCGCAACGGCAAGAAGCGCGAGGACGAGGAGCGCGAGGAGCGCGAGACCAACCGCGAGCGCAACCTCCGCCGCACGCCGGAGGCCCTGCGCAAGGCCGCCCGCACCGCCCGGTCGATCCCGCCGAATGCCCGGAACCGCAACATCGGCTCGAGCCAGCGCCGCATGGGTTCGAACGACCTCACCGAGGTCCCGGACGAGAAGTGGGGCCAGGTCAGCGAGCGCGAGAAGGCGATCGCGCGCGGCGACTACGTCGGCAAGGGCAAACGCTGACGGCCGTCACGTTCAGCGATGCCACGACGGCGTGAAGCCGTGTATAAAGCAGTCGTCAGCAGGGTGGTCGGACCCGCGCTGACACGCCAGGCCATCTTGGGGGATGAGGCTGGCATCCGATGGGGCCCCGGCAACGGGGCCCCGTCGACCATACCGAGGTAGCCGCGCCTCCGAGCGGTGGGTCGCTCCCTTCGCGTCGCAGCCTGCACGGGCGTCAAGCGTGCCAGCCGGAAGGACCGGCAGAACCCGCCCGCAACCCGGGCGATTCCGCGACGCACTTTCAAGGGGAGAACGCTGCCATGGCAGCCACCAATTTCGCCAAGCTGACCGGCAAGCAGAAGCTCGTCTGGTCCCGTGACGTCTGGAGCGCCGCGCGCGACCAGATGTTCGTCAAGCGCTTCGTCGGCACCGACGAAAATTCGATGATCCAGCGCATCACCGAGCTCACCCGCGACGAGAAGGGCGAGCGCTGCCTGATGCAGCTGGTCGCCGACCTCATCGAGGACGGCGTGATCGGCGACAACCAGCGCGAGGGCAACGAGGAAGAGATGATGGCGTATGCCATCGAGCTCGGCATCGACCTCATCTCGCACCAGGTCAAGAACAAGGGCAAGATGGCCGAGCAGAAGACGGTCGTCGAGTTCCGCAAGCACGCGAAGTCGCGTCTGGCCTACTGGCTGGCGAACCGCATCGATCAGCTGGTCTTCCTGACCCTGTCGGGCATCAGCTACGCCTACCACAACAACGGCGCGCTCCGCCGCAAGTCCCCGTTCCCGGGCCTCGCGTTCGCGCAGGACGTCACCGCGCCGTCGGCCAAGCGCCACCTGCGCTGGGACGCGACGAACGGCCTCGTGGCCGGCGACACCACGCAGGTCGCCGCGGACGACACGGCCTCCTACGCGATGATCGTCGACGCGATCGCCTACGCGAAGGACCACTACGTCAAGCCGCTGATGGCCGACGGCAAGGAGTATTACGTCGGTCTCGTCCGCCCGGGCACGCTCGCCGCGCTCAAGAAGGACCCGGACTACCAGCGCGCCGTCATCGGCGGCCTGCCGCGCTCGAAGGACAACCCGTGGTTCACGGGCGCCATCGTGACGGTCGACGGCCTCGTCCTGCACGAGCACCGCCTGGTCTACAACACGACCGGCACCGCGACGAAGTGGGGCGCGGGCAACGCGATCGAGGGCACCCGTACCCTCATCTGCGGCGCCCAGGCGCTCGGCATGGCCGACCTCGGCGAGGCCGAGTGGGTCGAAAAGAAGTTCGACTACGACAGCAAGAAGGGCATCTCGATCGACAAGATGTTCGGCCTGCTGAAGCCGCTCTTCTACTCGATCTACGACGAGTCGACCGAGGACTTCGGCGTCATCGCGCTCGACCACGCGCTCTAAGGCATGGGGAGGACACGGGGCGGTTCGCCGCCCCAGTGTTCGAGCTAAGCCGCACGCAAACCCATCCTTCCGAGGACCCGCACCATGTACCCGAGCAACATCATCGAGAACGGCGAGGGCGTGCAGCACGCCGACGTCCGCTACTTCGAGGTCACGGGCGCCAACTTCGACGCGAACAACAACGTCGTGGACATCGCGCTCCCCCTCGACGCCGAGGTCATCGGCGGCCACATCAACGTGACCGAGGCGTTCAACGCCGCGACCACGGACGTGCTGGACGTCGGCGATTCCGCTTCGGCGAACCGCTACGGCAACGACGTGAACCTGAAGGCCGTGGGCCGCACCGCCCTCACGCCGACCGGCTTCGTCACCACCACCAGCAACAAGGTCCTGCGCCTGACGCGCGTCCCGACGGGCGCGAAGACGGCGGTCGGCACCCTGCGCGTGTTCGTGCAGACGGTGACGCTGGGCCGCAGCGTCTACACGCAGGACTGACCTGCGCGAGCTCCGGGCGGGGTGGCAGGACGCCGCCCCGTTTTTACGACCACCAACCGCATCTATGCCCGAGAGGTAGAGCACCATGAAGATCAAGCTG